AAAAGAAATATCTTAGTTTGCAATTCATCATATATACAATCTTTTGTTGAAACTTTCAATGCTTTGGTGAGATAAATTATGGCTAGCAGATTACTAAATTCGGGTAATTTTGATATTGAAGAATTGAATCTAATAAATCTAGATACAAGAAAAAGTATTGATATTTCTACAATATATTTAGAGATTAATATTTTTGAATCAATATACTCTTCAACAATCACAGGATGGATTACAATTGCTGATGCTACAAATTTGATTTCCGGTTCTAATGCATTACCCATATTAGGAAACGAAATTATTAGTATGATTGTTTCTGTACCAGAACACAAAACATACAAAACTGAAACATCAAATAAACAACAAAATAGAGATTCTAAAAAATTCAAATATATTGCTAGAATTATAGATATCAAGAATAAAAACATAGTAAATGAAAGAAGTATGGGATATGAAATACATTTCGCTTCTGAAGAATTGATTCTAGACAGAAATATACGAATTTCGAAATCTTACAATAAAACTACAACAGAAATAATAAAAAAAATATTCGATAATTTTAATTACACTGGTTCATATCAATTCGAGAAAACTGTTGGGAATACTTCAGTAGTTATTCCCAATTGGACTCCATTCAGAGCAATTAAATGGTTAACAAATAATAGATCGATTTCTGGAGCATACAATTCTCCAACTTTCTTCTTCTATCAAACATTATACAATTCTAATCCCGGTCCAGATGAATATACAATTTCTTCTTATGATGATACAATATCTTCAAAATATTATTTTTTGAGTTTAGATTATCTACTTTCTTATGATGCAAGAAAGGTTATATACTATCGTCCAAATTTTGATGTTGATTCTAGAGATTATAGATCGGATTTTAAATTCTCAAATGCCACAAACTATCAGGTATTGAATACATTCAATACATTAGTCAATAATGCTAATGGATTATACAACAACACATTACTAACACACGATATTGTAAATAAGAAATGGAAAAAGGAAATATTCAATTACAATGATTATTTTGGAAAAGAAGAACATTTAGAATCTTATAAATTGTATTCTGGGAATAATGACGTAAAAGGTAATAAATTCGATTCCAAAGAATATAAAGAATCTTTATTAATATATAATTCAGTAGGTACAACAGATAGACCAAGTTTTACAGAAAAAATTTCATCTAGAAGAACACATAGATTAGCTACATTAGAACAATTTAAAATAAGAATTACTCTGCCTGGAGATTGCACTCTAGAATCAGGAGATGTTGTTTATTTCGATCTCCCTTCACCAGAATCAGGTGGAGAATCTAAATTCGATGAATATTATCGAGGAAATTTGTTGATAACACACATAAGACACATTATATCTCGTTCAGAATATACTATGACTATAGAATGTTGCAAAGAATCACTAAGTAAGGAGATATGATGGACAGCAATGGATTTATTGGTTACGATCGCTTTGTTTGGTTTCAAGGTGTTGTTGAAGATAGAATGGATCCTCTCAAACTGGGAAGATTGCGTGTAAGAATACTTGGTCTACATACAGAAGATAAGACGAAAATTCCTACTGAAGAGCTACCCTGGGCTTTTCCAATTATGCCAATATCATCTGCTTCAATGAATGGAATAGGAGAGGCTCCTGTTGGTCCAGTTGAAGGAACATGGGTGATTGGATTTTTCAGAGATGGAGAGAGTTGTCAAGAACCTGTTGTATTTGGAACTATCGGTGGTATTCCACAAGAAAAGACTAGATCTAATATTGGTTTCTCAGATCCAAAAGGACATTATCCTGAAGATGAATTTATTGGCGAAGCTGATACGAATAGATTAGCAAGAGCCGAAAAAATAGATGAAACAGTAATCCAAGTAAGAAAGAAGACGCTTGCTAATATTAATGGGAATCCAATTAAAGTTGCTCTTGAAGAAATTTCCGAAAATGGTAGTCCTAGACCCACAGGTCAAGATACTGCTTGGTTAGAACCAAATCCACCATACAAAGCAAAGTATCCATTCAATAAAGTATTCCAGACTGAAGGTGGAATTATTAAGGAATGGGATGATACTAAAGATCATAGAAGAATTCACGAATATCATCCATGCGGAACATTCTATGAGGTGTATGAAGAAGAAGGAAAAGCCCATAAAATAACAAAGATCAATGGAATAAATTATACAATCATCTTAGATGATGATAATATCTTTGTTAGAGGATCAGTTAATATAACTGCAGAAGGAAGAGTCAATATATACTCTGGAAACGATATAAACGTAGAAGCGAATAATAAATTGACTATTCATGCAAAGAAAGATACGTCGATATTCTGTACTGAAAATATTAGTCTAACTGCAACAAAAGATATTAATATATCATCTGGTGGAAATATGACATTTAACTGTGCTGGAAGTATGAATACCACAGTTGGTCAAAATTACACTACGACTACAGAATTAGGAAGTATAAGTTTAGTTTCTAATCAATCTATGGGATTATCTTCTATCTTGAATATGAATATATTTTCTCTAGCGAATTGTTATTTGTATGGATTAGTAGAATCAAATATTTCTTCTGGTTTTCAGACCACAATTGATAGTTCGATTAATACAACTGTCCAATCGGATGTTTCAACTGCAGTTGGCTCTAAAGTGAAAACAAAAGTTACTGCTGGTGGAGGTGATTTGACATTACAATCACTCACTAATATGATTAGTCTTGAATCTCCAAAATGGATAAATTTAGAAGCACCAGTTGTGAGTAGAAAAATACCAATCACACAACCGATAGGTCTGTTGACATTCAATGAATAACATATGCCCATACCAAACTTACCATCATTTACGTTTCCGATTAATAACGCCAAATTATTGAGAATCCTGGACGCTGCAGCGCAGGCTCAAGAAATTGCAGCTATAGTTGCACCATTCATCAATAGACCTCTTTCATGGAGATCTATTAGTTCTGCTGCATTCGAATCAATTTCTTTATTAGAACGAAATGGATTAGTTTCTAACGAATTATCTTCAGCATTGTCTGCTTCGGTGTCACAAGTATCACAAATTCAGAATACTACTAATGCTTTGCAGTCTTTAACAACAAATCTAACTACTTCTAATTTTCAACAATCCTTATTTTCTATAGATGCTATCACAGCAACTATTGCCTCTCAATCGGCATCATTAACTAGAACATCTGATTATTGGGTTGATGTTGTCGACTCAAACGAAGAAAGAACAACTATCAGTAATACACCACAAGAAGTGCAAGATTCTATTGATCAGATGAACGTCTATATTAACAGTAACGCTGCTAGTATTGCAAGTTCGCTATCTACAATGTCTTCTCTGGCTAATACTATTAATTCTCTTGGTGTTGATGCGACTGGAGCTATTACAAATATCAATTCAGCATTAAATACAGTTAATGATGTTGCAAATACTGCTGCTGCTGTTGCCAATATAGCAAATAACATGGAAGCAACAGTAAATAATGTCAAAGATATTGCAAATAATTTCAAGAAAATAAATAAGTTGTTTGATGAGAAGAGAAAGGGTGATAAGAAAATTCCAACTATTCCTGCGGCCATAGATCCAAGAAATTCTCAATATTATACGATTTATAAATCAATTAACTCAACAATCGATACCCTAAATACTGCATCGACTTCTTTAACATCTATTCCTAAATTACCGTTTCTCTCTTAATAAATAATCTATATGGCCACAACATTACAAAATAGATATAGAGATATCGACCTATCCCTAAGAAAAAATCCAAAAACTTCTGATATCTATACATTAACAGATGTTGATGCAGTCAAGAGATCAGTAAGAACATTAGTAATGACTAATTTTTCTGAGAGATTATTCCACCCTGAAATCGGTTCTGGGGTATATGGTTCGTTATTCGAAAATTTTAGCGTAGAAACAACGATTGTTTTAGAGACTGCTATACAAACAGTAATAAATAATTTCGAACCAAGAGCAAGATTAATTAATGTTAACGTCAAAGAATCGACAGATCAACATTCTCTAGATATTGAAATATCGTTTTATATAGTAAATATCCAAGACCCAGTATCTGTTAGAGTTAATCTAGAGAGAGTCAGATAATGTCAAATAAAACGGTAAATTTAGTTTCAGAATTAGATTTCGAAACAATTCGTAATAATATTGCGGCATATATTGCGAATAATTCATCATTTACTGATTACAATTACGAAGGATCTGGATTGTCCACCATCATGGATATTCTTGCATATAATACTCATTATAATGCAGTTTATCTTAATATGGCTCTGAATGAGAATTTCATTGACACTGCGCAATTAAGATCTTCAGTAGTTTCTATAGCAAGAAATCTTGGTTATACACCTAGATCTAAAAAGTCGGCAAAAACAAAAGTATCATTCAGAATCCCCACAACAGATCCCAACAATACTTCTCTTACACTAGAAAAAACAACTAAATTCGTTGGTGATATTGACGGAAGCACTTATATCTTCCAACCAACTAGTGCTATCACAGCTCTTTCAGACGGATCTAGATATACATTCAATAATGTAGAATTAAGAGAAGGAACCAGATTATCCATTCAATATGATGCAACAGATGCTGATGGAAATCTTGTGAATAGATTCTTCATCAATAATTTCAATATTGATACGGAATCTATTGAGGTCTATAATCAAGAAGCTGGTAGTAATCTTCAGACTTATGATTTAGTCTCTGACATCACTATCTTAGACGAAGAATCGCAGATTTATTATCTATTCGAATCAACTAATAAAAATTATGTAATTCAATTTGGTGATGGTGTTCTTGGAAAGAAACCTGAAGGCGGAACTATTATCATTTCTTTCCAAACTTCTTCAGGTGAAGCAGCAAATGGCATATCTAAATTAACTCTCTCCGATACGATAGGCGCAGGTAGAACAATAGGTTTAGAATCATTCGGAGCATCAGATATCATTTTCGATAATATCGAAACGAGTTATGGTGGTGCTTCTGAAGAATCTATCGAATCTGTAAGAATAAACGCTCTTACAAATTTTTCGACTCAAGGAAGAGCCGTTACTGCTGAAGATTATCGTTTCTTTTTAGAGCGTGATTATCCTCAAGCGGAATCTATTTCTGTTTGGGGTGGGCAAGATAATGTTCCGCCAATCTATGGTAAAGTGTTTATTTCCTTTAAACCAAGAAAAGGGTTTAGAATCACCAATGCAGTTAAACAAGAAATTCTTTCAAATATCTTAGAAACGAAGAACATATTAACTGTGATTCCTGAAATAGTAGATGCTGATTACACTTTCGTACAGATATCCACTTCTGTTCTATATAACGCAAAAAGAACTATCTACACATCAGCAGAATTACAGTCTCTAATCTTAGATAAGATTATGTCTTATAATTCAGAAGAGCTGGTTAAATTCGGAACAAGATTTTCATATTCCAAATTCGTAAATGAGATCGATAGAACAGAAAATTCTATCATCTCGAATTATACTCTAATTAAATTAAGAAAGAATTTTCCTGTTAATATTGATGTCACTAACACCTACACGATAGATTTCCAAAATCCTCTGAGAGCAGGAACATTTCGTTCTGCTACAGGTTTCAGAGCATTAAATGATTCGACTTTAGGTGCAACTAATGATGAATTCTTTATTGAAGACGATTCTTCTGGGTTAATCCGAATCTATAAAATCGACTCTGGAAATAAAGTTATCCTAAAAACAAATAGTGGAACAATAGATTATAATACAGGATTAGTTAAGATAACTAATCTGAAACCTTCTTCAGTAGTTAATATAGATAAAACATTAGATGTGATTGCAGAACCAGTTGAATACACAGTAACATCTAGAAGAAACAATATTCTTGTTATCGTAGATACCGATGTTAACATAAATATGAGAGTAGAATAATTCATGCATATTCCTCATAAAAAGAAATTTTTCATTAAATCACAGATTCCTCAATATATCAGAGAAGAATATCCTCTATTCTTGGAATTAATGGAGCAATATTATTCTTTCCTTGATTCAGAGGAAGGACAGATAGTTGCTGTTAAAGTTATTGATGGTGGATCTGGGTACAATCCTGTTTCGGAATGGACTGGTAACACTTCATATGTGAAGGGTCAAAGATTTAGTTTCAATAACAAGATATATTCTGTTGTTCAAGATGGAATTTCTTCTGGAAGTAACAATTCTTCTGGAATAATTAAGTCTTTCCAGCTACCTTCTGTCAATGGATCCACAGATTCTATTGTTTTCACGACAAATCATAATTTGAATACTGGAGATGAAGTTGTATATTCGTTTAATGGTTCAACTGGACCAGCTAATTCAACTGGAGTTGTCGGGTTAACAGATAATGAAACATATTGGGTGGGAGTAACTTCACCAACATCTGTCAAGATATATAGTGATAGATCTAGTGCATTGACCCTTGGTGCAACCGGATTAGTCAATCTAACTTCAATCGGTGCAACTGGTATTTCTGGATTAACTATAGTTAATCCAGGCATTTCAAATAACATGTCGCCTTCTGAAGTTGGACTAATATTTACTGGTGGAGGAGGAATTGGAGCATCCGGTATAGCGAAATTAGAATACGGATCTACTGGTGTATATGTTAGTGAAGTCAATCTGTTAAATTCTGGAACTGAATACACATCAGCTCCTAATGTTAGTATAGTTGGTGCTACAGGATTCACTACTAATTTCTCAATCACAGCTCAAGCTAGCTTCAATCAAATACATAAATTTACAGTGGGACCTTGGTATTCTGGCGCAACAGGTGTATCTACTTTCGCCAACATAACAGCCAAATATGTATCAGAAGGTGGGCCGGAATCTGTTATAGTTTATTTTGTTACTAAAAATGATATTGGCGAATATGTAACTGATCCTAGAACAGGATCAGCTTCCGGTGCTACTGCAACACCAATCTTAGATTCTGGTGTTATTAAAAAAATCGTGGTTACAAATCCTGGTTCAGGATACACGAAAGAAGACGAACCAAGAGCAATTGTAACTGGTGGTAATGGATCTGGAGCTGTTTTAGAAACTGTAACCACAACAGATTTTGGTGGATTAAATGCTTCGATAACTGCTTCACAATATTCTAGAGATATTGATGAAACAATCGAAAGATGTATTCAATCTCTGAGAAGAGAATTAATTCCAGATATTCCAGATAGATTATATCTTGAATCAGACAATTTAGTGGAATCTAGAGAAGTTGATGTCAGAAAATTCATTAAGTTCATCAAACAATTCTATAATTCAAAGGGTGCAGAGAAATCAATTCAATTCTTATTCAGAATTCTATTTGATTCTGATGTTCAGATTTATTATCCTAAGAAAGATATGTTGCGTGTATCTGATGGGAAATGGTCTGAAGATTTCGTTATAAGAGTTACACCACTAAATCCAGAAGAAACTGAAGAATCTTTCACAGAATCTTTTCTTGGTGAAAGAATTATTGGTTTAGATTCTGGTGCTACTGCAACGATTCAATCTGTTGTTGTTGTGGCCGCTGGCGGCGGATTGACATTGGAACTAAGATTAAATGAAATTAATGGAACATTTGATACCGATGAAGAAATTTCTGTATTCGATTACGATAGAACTAGATCTCCGCAAGCTATAGCAACAATCCGTCCTTGTATCTCATCACTTAACATTATTGATGGTGGAATTAATTACAGAATAGATGATCAGATTATCTCTGATTCATCGTTCTTAGCAAGAGTGACAGAAATTGGAACTGTAATCACCGATCCGAAATATTTTGACATTTCTAGTCAATTAGCAGAAGTCTCTAAAAATTTTGATATTGAAAATGATATAAATACAAATTCAAAGACGATAACATTTAAAACACCACATAATTATAGTGATGGTGATTCAGTAATTTATTCTTTAAATAACAGTGAAATAAGCAATGCTATTCTAGAATTTGATATAATTTCTAATGTAGACGCTCAAAACGATTGCATTATTCTAGATAATCCACACAATTACTCTGATGGAGATAGAATAATTTATTCGTTTGCCGGAGCTACTGGTCCTGTGGGAGCTACTGGTCCAATTGGTTTAAATGATAACAAAACTTATTGGGTAAGAACTTCATTTAACGATGATTCTAAGATTGTTTCAGAAGTAGACATCGTAGAGCCTGGTTCTGGTTATACTTCTGCACCAGTCATAACATTCTCAAATCCATTTACTGGAGCGACAGGCGCAACTGGTTTCTACAATGGAGCAACTGGTTTCTTCATTGGTGCGACTGGATCTAATATTGGATCGACAGGATTTGTTCAGGGAACAATAATCGGAGTCAATTTTGCGATTCCCGGTGCGACTGGTGTATCTACTAAATTCTACAGATCTTATGCATTAGTTCCCAATTCTACATCAACGCCGCTTCATAGTGTTGGTGCAACAGGTTATTGGGAATTTATAGGACGTAATGCATTAGCAACCGCAAATATTGGATTAATTAATGGTGCGACTGGCGCTACTGGTGTCACTTCTATCACAATTACAGATCATGGTTTTGGTTATGGAATTAATCCTACAATTACATTTTCAACTGGAAACGCAGAAGCAACTGCGAAAATGTATTCTGATATTCGTGGAAGATATGTAAGATTACACGATTCTTATTTTAATTCCACACTAGGATCAACAGGATTAGTAGGACTTTCTCAATCAGGAACTTCACAAACTCATAAATTATATCTATCACCAATTGGATTGAAAGAATCCGAAACTTATTACACAAGAATTACTGGAGCAACAGGAGTCCAATTATACACTTCTCAAGCTGCAGCAATTGCTGGATCTACTGGATCATTGGTTTCTGTTGAATCGAATAATTTATCAGAAACAACAGAATTCCATTCTCTATCTAAGTTATTAGAAACACCATATGTAGATGTATCTTCTAAAACAATAACATTCAAGACGCCACATAATTTCAAAACAGGCAGAGGATTGTTATATTCGTTCAATGGAACCACTGGACCCACAGGTGCAACTGGAGCATTAGGTTTAATAGATGGTACAACTTATTACGCAAGAATAACTGGATCAACTGGAGTTCAATTATATACAACTTATGAAGGCGCAATTGCAGGAACTACTGGTCTTCTTGTTTCTTTAGGATCAACTGGGTTACATCAAGTTCATTCTATATCTCAAGTTTCTCAAAATTCTATTAAAAATTACAAGATTCAGAATTTTGGATTTAATTACCAAACACAACCAAATATTACTGCTTCGAATACAGAAGGTGGTCAAGGAGCAGAATTTACTGCTAATTTTTCTGGATTATTGAAATATGATGGAGAGTATATTGGAACTGACGGACAGCCTTCTTCGGCAAAGAAGATTCAAGATTCGGAATATTATCAAGATTTCTCATATGAGATCATTTCAGATCAATCTGCTAGAATCTTTGGAACAATCTTAGAAAAAACAATACATCCTGCTGGTCTAAGATATTTTTCTAGAATTCTATCTGTTAGAGATGAATCTCTATACGATGAGAGAGATAACTATAACACTGTTTATGAGCAATATAATACCATAGTAACAGATTCTCAAAGTCAATTCCGTTTTCTTCCACCATTAGATAACGGAATTGAGTGGCAATCGGAAGACATTGTTGATTCTGGTCAAAAGGTCTTCTTAAGAATTGGTTCTGAAGATTATATATTCATTGTTTCTGTTGCCGGACAATTCGGAACAACTCCACCATCAATAATAAGCGGCGAGCAAACTAATGGTACTGCCAAATTAATTTTTTCTGGTGTAGCAGAAAAATTGGTGTTTGTTTTTGTTAACGGTGTTCAACAAATATATGGCACTAATTATATTATAGTCGATTCATCAATTGTCAGTTTCTTTTCGCCAATTACATATGGAAATATTGTTAGAATATATTCTAAAGTAGAAAATCCTGTAGAAACTGAATACCAAGATTATATCCAATCTTTCACTACAGTGGCAACAAAAAGAAATAAATTCGTAAGGGATTCTTTTGATGCTTATAGATGGTATCCAGGAACAGAATCCACTCCGAAATTGTGGCAACAAACTGGCGCAACATCATTCCTACAGAATGACATTGTTTTGTGGAATAACAATTATTATCTAGTTACACAAGCTGGTGAACCAGGTAGATATCCACCAACACACGTCGAAAGATCCTATCCGAATGGAACAACAATCATGAAATATTATCCTCAATTCAGAGGATATAATGGTGATATCATATTCAACGGAAATAATTTCTACAAAGTAACTGGAAATTCTATTGCTAGTTTTAGCGCAGAATTCGGATCAACAGGACCAACACATACCATTGGTGTGACAGATGCCATTATCTCTAATGGCGGTGTTTCTAATGTTATGTCTCCTGGTGGATATTCTCTTGTAATTACTGGAGCAACTGGATCTGGTGCTGCTGGAACAGCTAATCTATCTTGGGGATCAACTGGCGTCTTTGTTTCTTCTGTACAGATAACACATAGTGGTAGTGCATATGATATCGTTCCGACTATCAATATATTTGGTGCTACAGGCTTTAATCCAAATTATTCTATTACAGCTATAACAGGACCTGCTACTGCTGTGAATGGTAAAACATCATTAACATATTATGATCCAGGATATTCTTTCTGGTCCGGATCAACTGGTGTTGATGTTAATGATATCATTAAATATGAAGGTAATTGGTATAAAGTTATCGAATCGGGTACTACTTCTGGCGCTTCTGGACCTAACCATAATATGGGTTCTCAATTATCTGGTACTGCTAGATTAGAATACTATCCTATAGATCATGCGAAAACAACTACACTTCCTGTTGTTTCTCAATTAGATCCAGGTAAAGCAATGCTTGGGCCCACTGTAAATGATATTGTTAGAAATATTGGAACAGGTATTCCAGATTTCTTCCAAAATATTTTTGGTACCGTTAGTATCACACCATCGGTATATTTTTCGCAACTTGATTTAGGAGAAACTGGTCTATCCGATCAAGATGATGAATATATCGGTTATACAATCATTATAACTTTTCCAGACACCACTAGAGACATTAGAACTGTATTAGATTATGATGGAACTACTAAAATAGTTACACTAAACGGATCTACTGGTGTTAATCCAGGAACAAATGGATCTCTATCATACAGAATGATTCAGAATTATTTGATCCATAGTGTTTCTGCTGGATCTTTTTCTGTTCCTGATTCTGGAGCTACTGGTCTAAAAATCGGATTATCTGAATATGATCTTGCTTATAATTTAAATCCTCTAACTGGAGCAACTGGAGTTCTTGGTGCTACTGGAATTACGAAATATACATTCGATAGTGCGACTGCAATAATCGGTGCAACAGGTCCTTCTGGTTCTGTTGGTGCCACTGGTTACATGATTAATATTCCTGCACACGAATTATCCAATACATTCAGATTATCTTATAACAACAATGGAAATTCAAACTTAACTGGGTTAACTTCTGGTGAGTTATATTATGTTATTGTAGTAGATTCTAATAATATTCAGTTAGCAGATAGTTATTATAATGCTGTAGCAGGAGCAACAGGTGCTACTGGATTCGTAGCAATTACCCCAGGATCAGGAAATCATAAACTACATCCACAAAACGATCTATACAAAAATTTCAATCTGATTATCTCTTCTGGAGATGGTACGAATAGTGTCTTGAATATTAAAGAATATGATGAGATAACAAATACAGTACAATGTTATGGATATCCTACAGGAACTATAACTCCAAATAATTCGACTTATTTCGTGTATCCTGATTTATATGCTTATCCAGGAGGAGCAACTGGCCCATCAGGATCAACTTATAATGACAACCATTATGGTGGAAGCATTCTATCTTTGAGTATTTCTTCTGGTGGGGTTGGATACAGTACTGCAAACACTGTATCTTTCGTTGGTGGATACGGAATAGGAGCTGCAGCAACAATCACCAGTGTGGATGGTACAGGTAGAATTACTGGAATTGTTCCAACAAATATCGGTAGAGGATACATTTACGAACCAAGAATCACATTCTCTCCAGGAGCAACTGGAATAGTTGGAACTGGGGCGATTATTAAACCAGTACTCTCTCCTCTAAATTCGACTGTGAGTGTTGAGACAATCTCAAGATACTCAATGTTCGGTCATTATCAATATTATGTCAATAATTCTTCTATCACGACTTCTTGTTCTAGTGTAATAGGTTTGGATAGAATTATTCTAACAGACGATTCTTTCGATACGTCCAATCTATATCTAGGTCAATCTGTTTCTGGTTCCGGAATCGCAGCAAATTCAAGAATCAGAAATATATCAGACAGAATCATAGAATTAGATAAACCAGCTATAAGCACATCTTCGTTCACTGTAACATTTACTGGTAAACCTCAACCAATCTTCGAATATGGCGAAACTTTATTGCAACAGTCAATATCAGATCCTCTCGTTTTCAATAAGATGAGAGTTATCAAATACGATCGCATAAATAAGATATTATATGTAGAAAAAGATGAAGAATCAGATGAATTGAATAATACAAATTATTTGTCTAGATCTAAGAATAATTCTAATATCAATATAATTGGTTCTACTGGTTCAGAAATGTATTCTGGATGGAAATCTATAAACCAACCAATTGGTTGTATCATTAAAACATATCCATTATAAATAGTTAAAAGGGATTAAATAAAACATGCCTACAGTTCTAAGTTCTTCTTTGAGACACAAAAATCTTAATAATTTCAAGAATACAGTCGAAGACGAATCAGTATATTTCTTTGTTTCTAAGCCAACTAGCTGGGCTGGTGGAGATCTTACTCCTCCATCTGTTTTCGATACATTTACACTAGAACCAGAAGCTCACGATGAAATGTTATATCTTAAGAGAGTTTCCATTTCAAATTGTGTAAATGTAATTCGTTTATATCGTTGGCAAAAAAATAGAAGATATCAAGCTTATTCCGATAAAGTAGATCTATCGGATCTACTTACAAAGAGAACTATTTCTACAAACGAATATTATCCTTTTTATGTAGTCAACGACGATTTTAGAGTATATAAGTGTATAGATAATGGCGCAACTCCTTTTAATCCTTATGGAGTTGCTTCTACAGTACCACCTATTACAGTTGCATTTTCTGAATCAGATACATACACACCACAATCAGATGGTTATATCTGGAAATATATGTATACTCTGAAGCCTCTAGATGCTTCGGAATTCTTAACGACTGATTGGTTTCCAGTTCGTACCCTAACAGAAAATGATGGAACTGACAATTGGGATATCATTGATAATGCCGTTCCTGGTGGTGTCTATAATATCAAAGTGACAAATGCTGGTTCTAGCTATAGATCTCTTCCTTCTACAGATGACGATGCTGGAAATAATGCAGATGGTTTCACTTATACTGTATCTGGTACTACCGTGACAATTACTGGCTCACCAGCTGGGCTAATTACCGATCCAAATTATTATGACGGATATACATTCTACACAAAAAATACTTCAGGAGTAATATCAAGTGTGGGAACTATTTCAGCCTATAATAGTAGTGTGTTTACTGTATCATCAGCACCAACTGCAGGATTGAAGGGTTATATCTCACCACAAGTAACTTTAACTGGTAATGGTGCGAATTTATTAGCCATAGCTAGAATGACATCGAACGCTGTAAGAGAAATACAAATATTTGCTCCAGGATCTGGATATACTGAATGTTCTGTTACATTTACTGGTGGAGGAGGATCTGGGGCGGCGGCTGAAGCAATTATTTCTCCATTTGGTGGTCATGGTTCTGATCCTGTAGTAGAATTAGGTGCATTCAATCTACTTACAAAAGCTAAATTTGAAGGAGACGAGGGTGGTGTAATCGTTTCTTCTAACGAATATAGAAAGATAGGATTAATCTCAAATCCTCTAGTTTATGGATCATTGAAGCAAGCACAAGCTAGAGGTGATGAGTTACCAACTTCTCAAATGATACTTTCTTCAACAGATTCTTTTACAAATGACATCCACAATGGAAAGAAGATTTATATCTATTCTGGAAAGGGAAGAGGACAGTTAAGAACTGTTAGTGATTATGTTGGTTCTACTAAATTGTTAACTGTTACAGAACCATTTGATATTCTACCTGATAATGATTCATCATACGGTTTCTTATCGACGGATTCTGTAATCAATCAGTGTCTAGTTTTAAACTATTCTTCTATATCAGGTCCAACTATTCAACCAGATACTACTATCTATCAAGGAACTCCTGGTTCAGAAACAGCAATCGGAACTGTCGTTCAACATGATACAGTAAATAATAAAGTTTATATCACGAATCTTTCTAAGTCTTCTGGAGCAGTCACAACGTATCCATATTTTGGAACCATTTCAACAACAACAGGTACTTCTACATTTACAACAACTAGCGTGAATAACGTTGGTGTTCATCCAAACACAGGAACTGTATTGTATGTAGAAAATAGAACACCACTTTCAAGATTCGTAGAACAAATCGAAGATATTAGAGTTATCATTCAATTCTAAGAGGATTAAATGCCAGCAATTTCAGAATTAAATTCAGCGCCATATTGGGATGATTTTTCTCCAGAGACTAAAGATTTTTTAAGAATTCTTTTTAGACCTGGATATGCAGTTCAAGCCAGAGAATTAAATCAATTACAATCTATTCTACAAACTCAAGTAGAAAGATTCGGTAATCATATTTTCAAAGAAGGATCAATTGTTGTTGGTGGTATGACAACAATTAACACTAAATCTAGAAAATATATTAAAATTCAAGATAATTATAATGGTGTTGAAGTCTCAGTGTCTTCTTTCTTGAATAAGAAAGTTACTGGTTCTATAACTGGCGCACAAGCTTTAGTTGTTGCTATTGCTGAAAAAGAAGGCTCCGATCCGAAGACTCTTATTATCGAACCTCTAAATGGTTTCGATTTCGATGAATTTGGTGAAACTATTAATGCTGATGGTGGTGGATCTTGTTTAGCTGCTGCTTCTGGAGTTATTAGTGGTCCATCTTCTACAGCTTCTATCGATAGTGGTATTTTCTACACAAAAGGCTTCTTTGTAATCTGTCCACAACAAACAACTTATCTAGAAAAATACACTAGATTAGCTAATGTGAAAGCAGGTCTCTTATCTGAGATTGCTATTATCGATGAGGGAGATGATGTAACTCTCCTAGATAACGCCACAGGATCATATAACTATGCTGCACCTGGTGCACATAGATTAAAAGTTAATCTAACATTGACTTCAAAAGCTTTAGACTTCACTGAAGAAGCTGATATCTTTATCGATCTATTAGAAGTAAGAGAAGGGCAATTATATAAGCAAGTTACAAGACCAATCTATTCTGAAATCGAAAAGACTTTAGCAAGAAGAACTTTTGATGAATCAGGCGATTACACTGTAAAACCATTTTTAGCCGATATTCAAAATCATCCATCAGATAATAACAAATTGCGTGCATATATTGAATCCGGAAAAGCTTATGTTAAAGGGTACGAATTCGAAACTATTGCAAGACAATATGTTGATCTAGATAAACCAAGATCGAATTCGGACGATTCAACATTAAACGGTTTCGATATTGGAATGAATTATGGTAATTATGTTGTTGTTACTGTAGACGAAAGTTACCCTGATGTTTCTTCATTAGAAACTCTCTACCTATATAATGCTGCTGGTGGTGAATTAGGAGCATGTAGAGTTTCTTCTATTCAATATGATTCTACTATTGGCGGTGTTAAAAGATATCGTTTTTATCTCTTTTCTATATTCTTAGCTGCGGGTAATGGTTTCAGTGACGTGAGATCTTTGAGATCTGCAAATGGTTCTTCAAAGAAATTCGATCTAGTTCCAGTAGATTCCGGTTCGACTGGATTGCTATTTGGAACAGATACAGCGAGCTACATTTTTGAAACAGGATTGCAAGCAGTAAGAACATTTAAGATCGAAGATTCTCTAAATCCTGGATCATTTACTGCTGCGACAGACACAGAATATCAATATAAAGGTGTATACACATCAGTTTCTTCTGGAACAAGTTTTGCTTGGACTGTAGGTTCTAATGAAACACTTCAGACTGGAACAGATACAACCACTATAGAATCTCACTACTTAGTTATCAACAATTCTGATAATGAACAAATAACTAATTTTGATATAACAATCACAAATTCTTCAAGAACTGCAACAATCAGTAATTTAAATGGATCTGGTGCAACTGCTTCTTCTGGTATTTCTGTTATTTACACAGTTAACGCAAATTCCACTACTCCAAGAATTAAAACTCTTGTAGAACCAAAAACTAATTCCGGCTTCGCTAGAATTGGTCCGAATTCACCAACTACAATTAAACTAGCTTCAACAGCAAACTCCTCTGTATCTAACTATTATCAAAATGGTCTGATCAAGATTTTGTATGGAACTGGAGCAATGACTGGTGCAACTGGATTTACAATTGCATCGTACGATGAAACTACCCAAATTGCGACAATTTCAGGAGCAACTGGATTCTTAGCTGTACCGGACGAATCTTCTTATTACGAAATCGCCCCACCAACCACATCTTTCACTTATAATGCTGATTCACTTTCAAACGGAATCAAATATTTCACAACAGCAATCACAAGTGATAATAATCTATCACTTACTGTTCCTGATGGGATTAGAATTGTTAAGATCTTGAATTC